AGCTGGCTACATCACCTATCGCTCAGCGTTCCTCGATAAGATCTGGACGCTGGGACATGCCGAAATCGGCACGGTTACACTTGAATCGGCGGGCTATGTCGCCCGCTATGTCACCAAGAAACTCAACGGCAACGCCGCCAAAGGTCATTATGACCGCGTACACCCTCTCACGGGTGAAATCTGGACAGTCGCACCCGAGTTCGCTGTCCAATCCACACGCCCCGGCATCGGTGCGTCGTGGTTCCACAAGTATAAAACGGACGCATTTCCTGACGACTTCGTTGTCGTCAATGGGCAGAAACGCCCCGTCCCCCGCTATTACAAGAAAATCCTGGCGGCGTCCGAAACCGATCCTGTCTTTCCTGAGACAGAACAAATCTCGGCAGCTCGCAAGCAACGTGCGTTGCAGCATGCCGACAACAACACCCCCGACCGTCTAGCCGTGCGGGAGGAGGTTCAACTTCGCAGAGCGGCCCGGCTTCAACGATCCATGGAGGATGACCAATGAAACTTCGTTGCTTCTCGCTGTTCGACACCAAGAGCAGCTTTTTTAACACGCCCTTCTTCTTCATGTACGAGGGCCAGGCCATTCGAGCCTGCATGGACCTCGGGTCCGATACCAACACGACCATTGGCCGCTACCCGGCCGATTACGTCCTCTTCGACCTCGGCAGCTTCGACGATCAATCCGGCGAGCTCGTCCAGTCGATGCCCCGGAGCCTCGGCCCCGTGTCGAGCTTCCTCACGGCCCATCCCCCGGCCGGCGTCCCGCAATCCATCGCCACGGAGTAACGCCAATGCGTATGCCCTCGGTAATGAAACACACGTTCTCGCAAGTACCGAGAGCGGACATTCCCCGGTCAAGCTTTGACCGGTCCCATGGGTACAAGACAACCATGGACTCCGGGTGGCTCGTTCCAATATTCGTGGACGAGGCCCTTCCCGGCGATACTTTCAACCTCAACATGACGGGCTTTGCCCGTCTCGCAACGCCGCTCCATCCCTATATGGACAACGCGTTTTTTAACACGTTCTTCTTCTTCGTCCCCAACCGCCTCATCTGGGACAACTGGCAACGCTTCAACGGTGAGCAGGATGATCCCGGCGACTCGACGGACTACCTCATTCCGCAAATCGTCGCGCCGGCAGGAACCGGTTGGACCAACGGAAGTATCTCCGACTATTTCGGACTCCCGACAGGGGTCCCTGGTGTCTCTTCTGCCGCTCTTTGGCATCGCGCTTATAACCTCATCTGGAACGAATGGTTCCGCGACCAGAACCTCCAAGACTCGGTTACGGTCCCCAAAGGGGACGGACCGGATACCCCTTCAACTTACACTCTTCTCAAGCGCGGAAAGCGCCACGATTACTTCACCTCCTGCCTCCCCTGGCCGCAAAAGGGGGAAAGCGTCTCCATCCCCCTCGGCACAGCAGCTCCTGTCGTCAGATCCGGCAACTTCATCCCCACCTTCGCCGGCGCCAGCAACACGACCAACAACCTCTCGTTCGCGAACGCGGACGCAAATATCAAATGGGCAGGCGGCGCCTCCGTCGGCTCCGGCCCGGTCTCCTGGGTCGATCCCAAGCTTGAAGCCGATCTCTCCGACGCAACGGCCGCGACCATCAACCAGCTGCGCCAAGCCTTCCAAGTCCAAAAGCTTTACGAGCGCGACGCCCGCGGCGGCACGCGGTACACGGAAATCGTCCGCTCTCACTTCGGCGTCGTTAGCCCAGACGCTCGCCTTCAACGTCCGGAATACCTGGGCGGCGGGCAATCCAGCATCAACACGCACCAGGTGGCGCAAACCTCGAACAACGCCGACGACTCAACCCCCCAAGGCAACTTAGCCGCCTATGGGACCTCGGTTCTCGCCAACCACGGTTTCAGCAAGTCCTTCACGGAGCACGGGGTCATTATCGGCCTTGTCTGCGTCCGAGCTGACCTCACTTATCAGCAGGGCATGAATCGCATGTTCTCGCGCAGGTCGCGCTTCGACTTCTACTGGCCCGCCCTCTCCCACATCGGGGAGCAGGCTGTCCTCAACAAGGAAATCTACGTCGATGGCACCGCTGCCGACGAGGAAGTGTTCGGCTACCAAGAACGGTTTGCCGAATATCGCTATAAACCCTCCCAAATTACCGGACAGATGCGCTCCAATTTCCCGCAATCGCTGGATACATGGCATCTGTCGCAAGACTTTGCCTCTCGCCCGCTACTAAACGAGGCCTTCATCCAAGAAAACCCGCCCTTCGAGCGGGTCATTGCTGTGCCCTCGGAACCTCAATTCATTGCGGATTTCTTCTTCCGCATGCGCTGCGCTCGGCCGATGCCTGTCTATGGCGTCCCCGGCCTGATTGATCACTTCTAATGGCCTGGGGAGCAGCAATCGCCGCTATCGGCGCCCTCGGCTCCGCCGCCCTGTCATCACAGGGCGGTCAAGCCAACAACGCACAGAACGCGGCCCTCGCCCGCGAACAAATGCTGTTCCAACAACGGATGATGGATCAGCAAATCCAATACAATACCGGCATGGTCCAAGGCGCTCAGGCCATGAACTGGGACATGTTCAACTGGAACTCAGCTTGGCAAAAGGAACAATTCGACCGCGGCCTGGCATGGAATCGTGAGAGCCAGGCGCTCGCCCAGGACTTCAACCAGGCGGCTCAGCTCCGCGCCATGGACTGGCAAAGCGAGCAGATACAGCACGCCATGAACTACAACACGGACATGAGCAACACGGCCTATCAGCGGGCCGTGAAAGACATGCGTCTCGCTGGCCTCAACCCGATCCTGGCCTATCAGCAGGGCGGCGCCAGCAGCCCCACAATCGGCGCCACAGGTACCGCAGGCGCCTCTTCCCCCGGCAGCAGCTCACCAGGCGGCTCAAGCGTCCCTGGGGGCGCTCCAGGCACGCCAGGCGTGTCCCCTGGCCAAGGCGCCCGCGCTGAGATGCGCGACGCCATCACACCCGCCCTGCAGACCGGATTTCAGGCTGCCAGGGCCATCCAGGGCATCGAGCAGATGGCCAGCTCGATCGAGAACACTCGAGCTGACACAGAGGTTCGCAAGGCCCAAGCCGACCAGGTGGTGTCAGATACCGCCCTCAAGCGCGCCCAGGCGGAAACCGAAGGCGTCCGGCCGCGCCTGGTCGAGGAGCAAATCCGGAACTACTGGACAAACTCCCGCCTCCAGCAGGCGCAAACCATCACGGAGCGTGAGCGACCGGGCATGATCAATGCCCAGACCGGCCTGGCAGGTGCCCAGGCCTCATCGGCGGCTCAAACCGCCCGCAACCTCGGTATCGAGGAGGAAAATCTCCGTAACTGGGGCCGTCAAGGCCACCTCCAAAACCTCGGCACAGGCGCCGAGGCAATACTTCGCCGTCTTCGTGACCTCATTCAATGACTTATCTATCTATCTTTACTTTATCTATTCTTATTCTCTTCTTCTCTTTACTTCTACACTTCTATCTCTTCTCTTAAACCCTCAACAACAGGAGCAACCTATGTTCTACCGTCCACACAAACGTGTAACTGCCGACGTAGGGACACGCAGTCGCACAAAACAAAGTCACAAAGACGAATGCGACATCAATAACATCCTCAATCAATACAAGCGCACGGGTATTATCACCCACGTGCAAAACGCACGCGCTTCTTACGAGGACTTACCGTCCGAGGTCGATTTTCAACAATCACTCAACGTCATCATGGAGGCGGAAGCCGCCTTCGATGCTCTGCCCGCCAAGGTGCGGGACAGCTTCAACAACGATCCCGGCGAATTTCTCGCCGCATTTCAGGACGATTCGCGCCGCGCGCAGCTCGAAGAGTTCGGCCTGGTGGGCGCCAGGCCCGAGCCCGCGCCGATCCGTCCCCCGGCGCCGTCAGGCGCCCCACAACCCTCCCCCGGCCCGTCCGGGGAACCTTCGTAGGGTTGTCCACGGGGGCCCCGGAGCGGGCCCCCAAGTGGCTTGAGCGGAGGGGCCCCGGTGGGCAACCCGGCCCCCCCGAAACCCCTGGCATAGTCTCTCACTTGTTGTTAACTATGCCTCGTGACACCCGTCACGAAAAACCCTCCGTAGGAGAACACAATGGCAAAGCGTCACGGTATGACGCGCGGCAGCTCCCGACGCAGCTTCCGCCGGTCCGCCGGCACCCATCGGAAGAACGTCCAGGGCAACGTCATGCGCGGCGGCATCCGCCTCTAACGGTGCCCTGCTTCTATCCCTGGCAGGCGCCACGCAGGGACAAACAGGGACGCCGCTATGTCGACGTCCCGCAACAAACTCTGCCCTGTGGGCAGTGCATAGGGTGCAGGTTGGATCGAGCATCAGAATGGGCAACGAGGATCCATCATGAGGCGTCCATGCATGAACGCTCCTCATTCCTCACGCTTACCTACTCGGACGAGAACCTACCAAGTAACTACTCGGTTAACGTCCGGGACCTGCAACTCTTCAACAAGCGGCTCCGCAAGGCCCTCGGGCATCAACGGGTCCGCTTCTTCGCCTGTGGCGAATACGGAGGCCAACGCCTCCGTCCTCATTATCACTCGATACTCTTCGGTTATGACTTTCCCGACAAACAGCCCTGGAGGAAAACTCCAGCTGGCTACATCACCTATCGCTCAGCGTTCCTCGATAAGATCTGGACGCTGGGACATGCCGAAATCGGCACGGTTACACTTGAATCGGCGGGCTATGTCGCCCGCTATGTCACCAAGAAA